TGAACGCTTTTCGTTCTGTTTGTATCGGTTAAAAAAGTCATTAGCTTCTTGTTGTTCTCTGCTAACTGATGGCCTCAACTTGATTTCATCATAATACTTTGTTTTAACATCTTCCAAGAATCTTTTTGCTTTTTCAGCCTCTTCTTTAAATTCGAGCCTTTTTTTCTTGATGTCTCGATCATCGTCTTCCTCTTCGTCATAACTAAATTTTTCTTCCATGAGAAATTGTATCTCATCGTCGTCTAAATGTGGTCTTGACTTTCTATAATATTCTTTTATTAGTGTTTCACTTTTTATATTTGAGTAATCTACATTTAATCTAGCATAGTCATCTATAGTGCCCCCAGTTTCTTTCATAAAAGCAATAAGCTTCTCTATATTCTCCGGTAATGGTTCTCCTGATGTTCTTGCTTCTGCAACAATCTCATTTAATTCCGCAACCGTTTCAACCTCAGGTTGTGGAGCCGCAATAATTTCAATTACTTCTTTTTCTTTGTTTTCGGTAACGATTTCAGCGATTTCGTTTCCTTGGACCACTTCTTGCAATCCCACTTCGGGCTGTTGATTGCCCAACACGCTTTCATTTGTTCCTTGCTCTTGAATGGCATCTTGTTCTTTTTTAGCTTTTAAGTTTACTTTTGTTAGTTTTATCTAACTTCTTAGGGGTTTTAATTTTAAATTCCCCTTCTTGTTTAATTTCTGACATGATATAATATTATAAAATTGTTAATGTAATCTATTCCCCAAATAAATCAAACCCTAAGCCATTCATTACATCACCACCCGACGATTCAAAATCTTTTGGCATAGTTTGGTTTTGTCTTTGATCTATTAATTCACTTTGCTGAGTACCTTGCATTTTTATTCTTTTATCTTTTCGGTCCTCAATTTCTTTTATTTTGTTTTGATCTTTTGCCAAATTCATTTGAGCAAGTTGAGCACTGTAATTAAATTCTTCTGCCATTAATATTCTTTTAAGTTCCATTTCTGATTGCATTCTTTGGATCTCAAATTGTGACTTAGCTTGCTCTATTTGTATCTGTGTTTGAGCTAAGGCCTCTTGTTTTTGCACTTCCGCCATTGCTGATTTTTCAGCTAACTCAGCATTCGCTTGCGCTTGTGCTTGAATGTTTTGTTGTTGGGTTTGTTGCTCTCTTTCTATCTTCTTCTTTCTCTTATACTTAAGCGATTGATTAGCAAGTTTTAGATTTTTTATTTGCCTAATATCAATTGCGTCTTCTAGGTCTATACCTCCTGATTGCAATGCTACTTGTATGTTTTGTTCAAGTTGCGCTTTTTCTTCTTCATCTGGTTCTAGCTCTAAATAAATACCAAAGTCATGTAAATTTAAATTAGCTACTTCTCTTAGAGTTTGTACATTGAATGTAGATATGCTTTGCATTAAAGAGTTTGCTGTCAATGGGTAATTTAAAGATTCGGCTATTCTTAATGATATATTTTCACACAATCTTAATGTTAAATATAAACTTGACTGTACAATATGTCTTGTAGCGGTATTAGAATTTGCCGCGGCAAGTTTTTGTAAACCAACTAAAGCATTTGGATCAGGTGTACTACCATCTCTTGCTTCATTCAATCCAGTAACGTCACGTATCATTTGTAAATAATACTGGTATGTAGCTATAAGAGATTGTATTTTAGCATTACCATTAGACGACTGTAACTCTTGTATTGGGTTTCTAGCGCCATTCTGCCCTCCATCTTGGTTCATTGATCTACCAACTATACTACCTGTTTGGAAATACATATTAAGTGCCTCGGCTGCATTATAGTTTGTGCCATTGCCAAGGTCTACTTCTGCTAAGCTATCAACATCTACAAACACCCCATCTGGTACAATCTTAGATAATACTTGTTGTAATTTTAAATGTGTTAATTGAATCATATCAGCAAAACCTATAGTTCGGCTTACAAGTGACTCTATTCTACCACGGTACATTCGAGGAGCGCATATAACATAGTTCATTTCAACTTTTGTAGTATCCGCAAATGGGCGCGTCATAGATTCACTCAACTCCCATTTTAACATTTTTTCTTTGCCTAATAACTTTACGCCGGAATATAATACCTCTATTGATCTGGAGACTTTTTTGAATGTATCATTCTCTGGTGGATTAAATCCATCATCTTTTTCTATAGCTTTCTCTAGTCCTGTTTCAGTTTGCTTAATCTTAAATACTTGATCAATAAATGTTTTATATTCAAAATACAACACTTGCACATTACTTGAGTCGTAGCTTTGGGCATAATAAGTATTCCTATAATTGCTATCGCCAGGAAACTTTTCAATTTCCAAAAGGTCTTCTTCAGTTAAACTTGGGAATTGCTTTCTAAGTTCTTCAAAACTAATAGTTTTAACTTCTCCAACATAATATATATCTTCAAAGTTAGGATCTTCTGTATATGAATAAACCAAGTTAGCAGGATCAACATACTCTAATTTAATACCTTCTGATTTAGTCCAGCTTGTTTTAGCTGCTCCTATACCTAATACGGTTAAATCATAGTTTATTTTTCTGTTTAGTAACTCGTATTTGTTTCTGTCTAATGTGTTATTTATGACTTCTTCTTCTGCTGTTTCTACGGCCTCTTTATAACTTAATTGTAATCTAAGTTCTAATTCTTCCATATCTTCAGGTAAGCTATCCGGATCCGACGTATTAAACAAATCAACCCCTAACTTGCCTTTAATGTTATTTAACAGATCTTTTGCCATCATATCTCTCAATATACCTGAGGCATAATCTGTCTTTTTCTTTATAGAAACAGGGTCTTGTGCATACGCTTTTATTTCGTAATTTTTACTTGATATTCCATTTACAACAATATCAACAAATTTTGGTAATACAGGTATTGGTTTCCAATCTAAATTTAAATAAGACAAATCACCATTAACTGATAATTCATCTTTATATTTCTGTATAGGTTGTTCTCCTCTAGCATATAACCTTAGTAAGTGAAATTGATTCCAATTTGCACTCCATCTATCGCCTCCTATTCCTCCATTACGATTACCTCGGAACCATTCGTTCTCAATTGCCCTTGCAACAGCTGTTCCATACTCTAAGCTGTTTTTTACAGCTGTAGGCACTACTTGACTAGGAAATGTGCTATTATTATTTGTATAAATCATTTATCTTATTATTTGCGAGCTATTACCTGTATTGTTAAATCTTTTAAAGTTTAATGGTACAACTTGTTTTTGTAATGGATTTGATGGATAGTATAAATGTCTGTTACATGCCATTATAGCTAACCCCGAACTTATCGAGGCATCATGCTTAGTTCTATTGTTTATATTAAACCTAGCCCAATCCTCCAATGTTCTTTGAAAATACATATCACCATATCCTTCTTCTTTTAATCCTACGTAATTTTCTATATATGTTTCAATTGCAGCCGCATGTGCTTGCATTATGTCTTGCGATGAGTTAGGTATTCCTCCAACTTCACGTTCAAATGGCGATAATTTATTATATGTTTTATCCGGTCTATTAATAGAGAAACCTCTATACCCTCTTCTTTTTATATGATACAATAATCTTGGCTTATTATTTTCTGCTAATATAGGCATACCGTAAAATACTATTGCCATAAGAACTTCTTCAAAAAATATCTCAGATGTTTGTGGTCTAGCTATATATTCTAAGAAAAACCTATTAGGAGGAACATCTTCCATTGAAAATTTAGTTAATCCTGATAAAGCTCCGTTAGATGCTCTTGTATCTACTGTCCCTGATATATCATAACTGTCACAACCAAACGCTCCACAATGTTCATTGCCCGGGTATTTAAGCCCATCCTTTATTATTACGTTATTTTGTAAATGTTTAGGGGGTATCCATGAAACTAAGAATCTACCGTCCTTATTAGGGTGGAATATAACTCTAGAATCTAGTATACCGTTTTCCCATTGAAAACTACCTCTTGTTAATACGTTTGTATTTCTTAGGTCTTCATTATAATCTATCTGTTCGTATATCTTTGTAAGATTAAACAACGATTGTTTTGTTTCATCTCTGAATGCGTGTTGTTCTGTTTTAGGAAACTGTCTATAGTATTCGTTTAATCCGTCTGGATCATTCTTTAAACCATCAACTTCATTCTGCCAGTGTTCTAATACACCGTAATCTATAATATTACCATCAACGCCTTTTACCGGTTTTTCTGGAGTGTCGAAGACAGGTATGCCATAAGTATCAATGAATCCCTCGTACGACCATTCCATAGGTATGAACAAACTATATAATCCTGAGCTAGTCTGTCCATTGCGGTTTCTTTTCTTAACATCTGAATCATAGTAGAGTCTTTTAAAATTTTCTCCTCCTTTATCAAGTGCGTTTGATGTTGAACCCATCATGCACTTGCCAATAATCTTACTACCTAATCTTAAACAAGTTTTTGTAACCCGCCAGTTATTTAATATGTTGTCAGGTCTCAACCATTTACCACTCTCGTCATGAACTAGTAATTTAAGTTTTTCACCGTCATAAGAGTTATCACCTGTATTCTTCCAATCTATTGTTGTATCAAGACCTTCAAGTTCTTCAGGATTTTCTTGACTATCTAGTTTTCTTCTTGTAAACTTTGAAGCAGGGACTCTATAAGCAAGTTCTGTTTTTGGTCTATCCATACCATCTTGTATGGGTTTAAAGAAGAAGGGATAGTTAAGTGAAATTGGAACGACCTTATCGGTAAACATCGTTTTAGCGTCAGCTCCTGATTTTGATAATATACCAAATCTAGAATCGCTTGATATAGTAGCTTGATTTACAATTTCAGAAGACGACATAAAAGAAAACCCGGAACGTCTATTCTTTAAATAGCACATTCCATAACATCTTGAATCTGCTTTGCAAGCTTCCCAAAATATAAAAAATAATCTATTTGATTCTCTAAAGTCGGGTGCTCCAACGTCAATCTTACTCCATTGCAAGTACATATAATGTGTACCAGTAATATATGTGGGAGTTCCATTGTTATAAAATGAGAAACCTTCTTCCCTACGTTTAAATTCGTTATCTACATAATCATACCATTTTTCCTTGAAATGATCTGGATATTTATTCCAATCAAATACACTTTTTATTTTTTCAAGTTCTTTTGGTATTTTTAATTGCTCCCAGTGTTGCTCCTCTTTCTTCGGAGCTCTTTTAAAAGAATCCTCAATTAAAGGCAATGCAATCCTTAAATTCTGTATCTCGTATATTTCACCAATCTTACCGGTTTTGCTTATAACAACTAGATCATACTCTTTATTATAACCATACTTCCATTTATTATATCGGTTTTGTTGTTTAATCACAGAAGGTTTTACATAGTCAGGTAGTATCCTATAAAGTGTTTGTTCGTACATTATTTAGACCTCCCTTCTGCAAATCCTTTAAAAGTCTTTATTGTAGGATCTTTATCTTCTTCTTCTAGCATACGGGTTTCATCCTGTATCCTACTTAGAATTTCAAAAGCGTCAAATATGGCTAACTTCTTTGTTGCGGCTGCATTCTTTAATTTATCTGCGGATAAATCATCATCCCCATTATCTAAGATAGCTTCCTCTGCAACTTTAATTAACTCAAGAACTGCTTTGTGCCCAGCTTGGATTATATTCTGCTTCGTTTCCTTTATATTCATATTTAATTACAATATCATTTGATTTCATACAATATAATCTTTCACCATCA